GTGCCGTTAAGCCAAAAAGTTTAAACGTATATTTAAAACTTACCCAGTAATGTTTCCACTGTCCATTGTGTCACCAGCACATTGGAACTGTTTTACAGAAGGACCCCCCCCTATGCCTTGACGAACAAAGCGGCTGTCACTTTAGGGTCAGACAGATTTATAACATCCTTTGTAATATCAGCCAAACGAAGGTTCGGCTTGATTACTAAGCGAGGGTTGATCTTTCTGAGTGCTGCGACAACAGCTGGCTTTGGTACTTCAAGGGTTGAGGCTATTATTTCTTGCAATCGTTTTATAGCCTTCAACGGGTCATTTCCATAATCAGACATGACAAATGTAATTGTCTTGTTTCGAAGGGGATTTAAAGAGGCGAGAACCATGTCTATGAGAATTGTTTTCTCGGTGATCGTGAGTCTCTCAAATTGTCCGTGGAACTCTGGTGCGTTCTCCAGTACATTCTTTGTTGGCAACCTCAGTAGCTCTTTGGTATTCTTGATGACAGTCTTCTCAGGGACAACAGCACTAGCACGGCTAGGCTGTTCTCTCTGAAGTGAAACCACTTCCACTCCGTCAATATGAAACTTGAGCTCTCGTCCTTCGTTCTTTAATGAAAGGTACTCTACGGCTGAGATGGTGAAGTGGTCGACTCCGTCGGACAACACTGCAAACTCAGGTACAGAGTAAGGTATTTCATTGGTAGCAGCTGTTTCGGCCAAAATCTCCAGTGGTATGAGAAAATGCGCAATCTCGGGATACTCTCTCAGGGCAGTAGATACAAAGAGAGATGCCCCGTCAGCACTGGTTGACAAACGAATGATGTCATACAGTGTGGGGACTGATCGTTCGAGAAGGAAGCGCACTACTTCCGGAGGCATGTCCAGTGCAGTGATGGCGAGAAGATCTTGCACCTCTTCTCCCCAGTCTGGCAGCACAACAGGCTGGTCACGCTGATCGGGTGGGAGTTCTAGAGCTTCGACTCTGATCTCGTCAACTAATGAAGAACAAAGCATGGTCAGCACCCGCGCCACTGCGTCATGGTACCACCCGCCGATTAAGTAAAACATTTTATAACGAGCCAGTGTGATATTCTTTCCCTCCACCTCACCTGCTTTCTCGGGCCGTCTCTGGTACAATAGACTTTTCAACAACCGTGAGTATTCAAGCAAGGGGATCTTCCCGTCAGGGATGCCCCAGGCATCAGTGGGCACAAATCCAAAGCCCAAGCAGTCAGCAGGGATGTACTTAAAAGACTTCTCCTCAAGGTCAACCACAGACACTTGAGTTTCTCTCTTCATCGCCACACCTACTAACTTTTCGGCAAAGACCCATGTTCTGTCAGTCTGTACCTCAACATCTAGATCCAACACTGGTAGATCCCACCCTTCTTCAATCAGCCCTTGTAATGCATCATAGAAGAGTGTGGTCTTCACGTGGTTCATAATGTCGGTTCCAGCCGACCCACTCCCGAGACCCGGGTTGGTAATTTGCTGTGTCCCCAGCACGACTGTGGCGTCGACCGACATGGCAGGGAAGACAGTACGCATGTATCGCTCCATCTCAGGCATCATCGACTTGAAAACTCCACATGATCGGGCACACTCAGCTGCCACCATAGATCTAGTGGAGGCAGATTCATGCTTGGACCCATCTGTAGAGAACAAGTACTCAGCACCATCGGTGCCCATGAGCTTGATATATAGGTTGTCTGAGTAAATCAACCCAGTGCCCAAGGGCGCTGCTTTGAAATACTCGACAAAATTGCTCATCCCGTTGTTCCAAGGAGAAAAACCTTTCATAGACACCGACGTAGGATGCTGGTCGAATCTAACTCCTTCAGATGAATGGGATGCTCTGAAGACCATGTTGGCCGGGAGAGCAGCACCAGCATTTAACACGCAAATGTTGCGTGTGCCGGTCTCAAATTTCTCCTGGGTGTAGACTTCTGCTTTGGGTTTCAGGTAAGCTATAGTGGCCCATTGGGTTTTCTGGATCAACAGCTTAAGATCAGGCTCTCTGCACAAGTTTATAATATGGTCCGCGATTTCTAGCGTTTGGTAAAATACGTTGCCAATCTTTGTCTGAGACTGGACCTTGCGGTCAATGGGTCGGCAGAAGAGGGGTCCTACATCCGCCATCACATTTACGCGAGTGAAACGCATTTGTGGTAAGGAGGGATCGTTGATCATCTCTCTCTCAAGATCAACAATACCCGTTGGCCACAGGTCCCAGTCAAAATCAATCGCAGTCTGCCCCTCTGGCAAGAGAGGGTAATATTTGTCCATTATGCGGTTGAAGTTAGCTCTGCCCTCAGACGTATCTGGGACCTCACGTCTCGAACGAAATCGCCCTAGCGAGGGGTCGTTTTCATAAGTACGGAAGAGGTCATATTGACGTTTGACGGCGGTGAACCTGCCAACTTGCCCCTTCACTGAGCCGTTTCCGAAGAAGTGGTTCTGCAAAATGAAGAAGCAGTGCCCGAGCATGGTCGAGAAGGCACCTCTGTCGTCTTGCGACAGGGATACATCCTCCGCCAGTGCCCCGGCGACATTGAGAAAGCGCATGTTAACTTTCCCTGTTGTATATTTCGGGTAGAAGAACGGAATGACTGGTTGGGAGTCCCAGTCAACTGTTTCGTCGTATACTTCCATCCCCGGGAACACTTCCCCTCCGACTTGGAAAGCGCTCATCTCGCTGAACCCGGGGGCACTGATCCCCTCAGTGCACTCTCGTGTTCCCGGTTGTGTCACAAAGAACTCTCTCTCCCGAATCATGACACCGCCTGCCTTCAGGGCGTCCACAATCTGATCTGCGGAGACTTGGCGCATCGCAGTAGGCGCTTTATAATAGCGCGCTTCCTGGATACCGGGCGCTCGCACAAGAGAGGCTTTCACTGCCTCAATTGTCTTGCCCGTGGACTCAGCCAAATCCATCACAGCCCCATAAGTGAACCCCTTCGAGTAAGAGGCGTCATAATAATATGAGAGTTCCTCGGTCTGCAGCCTGGCAGCCAGCTTCGCATACTGTGGAAGGCGTTCCGGTGTCAATACCAGATCACTGATCCCTCCAGGTCTGCCCTGCGGCCTTCTCCCACGCTTCTTCTCTCGGTTGTCCAGAAGCTGAGCTGCTTTCTCCAATGCAGCTGTTCTGAGCACCGCCCGTTCTTGTTGGGATCGTGTTTCTTTCGGCACTCTGGGCGCCATCCTGGGGATGACCCCCTTCGCCTCCATTGAGGCCAAGACGTCGAGGGGCACAGTTGCGTGTAACACGGAGGTGGGAGTGGGAGGGGGCGGCAGGACTGCCGCACTCACACGTCCTTTCTTGGATTTGGCCGGCGCCTTCTGGGCGGCGGCCTCCTCCCTGATCTGGGACATGTAAGTAGTCTCGGGTGCAGGGACCCGGACTTTGATCTTTGGAATGTTGGCTCCGGCAACCTGTAGTAGGAGATTATAGCGCGGGTCCGCCGCTGCTGTTATCTCCTCCCACTGGGCCGGAGTCGCTGATTCCTTCAGCTTGTATCCTTCAAGCTTGTACGACCTCCACTTGTTGTACAAAGCGGGGTAGAGGGCAACTTGAGGGTCAGGACCATGATAATATCCCAAGGTCGGATCAAACCGCACGGGAGCCTCAACCTGGTAAACGGAGACCGCCATGTTCTTAGGGGTCCCGACAGGGGGCTGCAGCTCATGTGGCAGATAGGACGTCCACCAAGGTACAAAGCCCTCAGGTGGGGGTACATAGTACTGGGATTTGGAGTTCTCATGGAAACGTCCACGAAGGACCCGCATACGAGGCGTGTCCTTGCTTGGGTCTCCGTAGAGTTCCTTCCAATACAGCTTTTCGTCTTCCTCGTAGGTGGGCGCATGGGCCCGTGGCTCTACTGGAATGCGTTGAGGTTTTGGGCCCTTTGCCTTATGTTTCTTCTCTTTGACTGATGACATGCTTGTGTGTGATTATTTAAGAGTAGTTTTTAACAGTTTGACTGAAGGGGGTATTCAAGAACATCGGG